CAACCTGACTGACGAGCAGATGCAGGCCCTGGTTGTCGCGGTGTGCGCGGCTATCGCTTTCAGCGAGCCAGTTCAGGCAAAGCTTGGTAGCACCATCCCACAGTTCCTGGCAGAGTCTGGGAACCGTAGCATGGTTGGTCTGCTAGTTTCAGGCCTTGTTGCAGCCATCCTTTTCTATTTTGGTCAGCGCTTCGTTATGAAGGCTTGAACAGCCCAACTGCTTCGCAGTTGATTGGTCCAACACCTTTGGTGTTGTCACTTAGACCAGAGGCTGGTTCGCTGCGTACCTAGTGAAATTGGCCTTGTTTTCCTCGTACAAATCAACACCAGCAAAGGAGGCGCCGACCATAAACAGCATGAACATTATGATGATGCCGGCATACGCCATACCAGTGTTCATCTTGTTCTTCTGGGGGCTCTTGAGTGTCTCCTTGAACTTGGGCCAAAGGCTCTGGAGAATATATGAAAAGAAATAGGTTGCAATAGAGGCAACGAGTATAATCTGTGTGTTCACAAAAAATACACGACTTCTGCTAAGGAACGATACTGCCATAGGCATAACAATTGTCATTAACAGAAGGTTCAGGACTGGCTCTGTAAACAGCGATGTCATGGCTGGTACGGACAGAAGGAGACCCCACTGAGCTGCTGCTGGGAATGGTGACCGCTGCGACATTTAAGATACCTTTATATTTTTTTTAAAGATCCTGAATGTACTTTCCGCAGAACCTCTCCTTTTGTGGAATGATTTGATAAAGACCAATCTTTGTGCAGATTGTTTTCAAGTCATTAAAGTTTTTCCAAAAGTTTGAGTTGTGTTCATAGTCATCAACCGTGCAGTGAGCGAGTTCGTGTAAAAGCACGTGGAATATCTGATTGGGGTCGCCATCAATACACAGACCAATCTCATACCCCTTGTTTGTATTGTAGCCAATCTCATGGCTCCTGCCCTTGTAGGCAACCAAGACGGTCTCATTTTTTAGCCTGTCAAAACGTGGGTCTGTGTTGTTCTCCCTGATGTGGTCAATAAAGGTTCTATACATCTCCTTGACTTTGGTAAAGTTTTCAGGTTCCCTCGTGGTCCACAGGGTCCAGGCGACCAAAGCATATAGTATCAAGAAAAGGAACATGCTTACTATTGGTTGACAAAAATAAATGTGCTATAGAATTTTTGAATCTCGTGTTCAATTGGAAACCTTTCCCACAGGACCAACTTGACACCCTTCCTCTCAAGATGTGTGATGAGCATGTCCTTGTAACAGATTGGCTCTGAACGCATACCATCCTTGTAAAAAGGTGTGTCAGCCAGCTGAACAAAAAGTTTTTCTCCAAATTCGCCATAGCCACTCTTTCCCTCTTTTCTCAGAAACTTGTTCCCAAGTGTATCATTGAAGGGGGTGTACTCGAGGATTGATTCGGAATCTGGGATACACCCAATAAGTTTGCCACCAGGTTTCAACCTTTTCTTGATGCCATTGATACTTTTTAAAAACAAATCCGCTGATGCATAAATATAATGAAGTGAAAAGTTGAAACATATTATATCGTATTTTTTCAGGGGACACGAGTTTATGTCGCCGTGAAAAAATTTTGGTTTCATACCAATTGCCTGAGCCCTTGATTCAGCCTCTCGAAGGGAATCGATGTCTGGATCACACATGTCCAAACACCTGACACCGGCATGTTGCCACTTCTTGAGGTCCCCACCATAGCCACACCCTACATCAAGCACCTGGCTGGCACCACCAGAGGCGACACCCTGAATAAGCCTTCGCTTGATGAGGTTGTTTGAGGTTCTTACCACATCCATTTACGTATGAAACGCCTGGCTTCTTTAGGTCCTGAGTGCTTCTCACTTGGGACAATAATACTTAAAGATTTTTCACAATATATTATCAGTATGGCTTCCCTCGAGCAGGATTACACAACCGTGCCAGGCCAGCTTTTTGCGTGTCTCTCTGTGGTTGGCCCAGAGTGCCCTCAGAAAACCGACAAGTTTGGTATCAAGATTCGTGGAGCGTTTGCCACTCGTGATGAGGCTGCCAACCACGCCAAGCGCCTCCAGAAGGAGGATTCCACATTTGACATCTATGTGGTGGACATGTACAAGTGGCTTTTGATCCCACCAGACCCCACGAAGATTGATGACGTTCACTACACCAATGAGAAGCTCGAGGAGATTATGGTTGGTTACCGGGAGAATCAGGCACAGGCTGCAAAGATGTTTGAGGAGCGCAAGCGTGACATGATGGCTGTCAAGGCTGGTGATGACATGCCCTTCATCAAGCCAGGTGATGAGAACTCCAAGTATTACACAAAGCCAGATGAGCCACCAATCAGTCACCCAGCAGAGGTCCTGGAGCGTCTCAAGACTGAGAAGCCTGACGCGCCAATTGAGGAGCTTGTCAAGGAGGCTGACGAGATTGTCAAGGCTGAGATTGAGGAGCGCCAAAAGGAGCGTGAGGAGGCGTAGTCTCAATTCAAAAAAAAAATTAAAAATCATATTTAATAATAAATGAATGAACTCTCAATATTATTAAATATAATCACATTGACTATAGTTGGGTACCTTTTTTATGCTGCGTTCAGAATCTACAACAACAGACCTGACAAGAGTATGACTGCAAGTGACGTTTTCCAGAATGCCCTGAAGGACCCTGCATTTGTTACCCACGCATATTTCCAGGAGGCCAAGACTGGACCAGTCGGGGAGTTTGAAGGTCACACAGACCTTGAGGACAACTTTTAAACATTTCTAAGAATAACTGGCTGCATAGTCTTACCCATAAAGAACCCCAGGATGAAAACCACAAATACAATTATATAGGTCGTCTTGTCAATATCTGACAATATATCCCTTTTCTGTGCTGGTACTGTTGGAGGAGGCATCCACATCATCTGTGGTGGTCCAGGCCACCCCCCAGACGGCTGCTGGTCCCACTGCTGTGTGTTCTCGCGTTCGAGAGGTGGTGGCAACTCGTCGTCATAAAACCCCCTTGGTGGTTGAATGGGCCCCCGTGGGTCTTCTTTATCTCCAAGATCCGTCTCCATTTTCTAATATAATCAACAAAAACTTTAAGCGTCATCTTCCTCATCCGAGTCACTGACAACAAACCCCTTCAGATTCCCATTCTCATCGCCATCATCCTCATCAGATTCAGACTCGCTTTCTGATGAGAAAATGTCCTCCCCCTCCTCCTCTGATTCGTCATCATCGTCTAGGCAGATTTCTACTGGCTCGTATCGATCTGGCTTCTTTATGTTTCTACCGGAACGTGTTGTGTAGGTCATTCTATATAAAAGTCATCCATATTGTTTAAGTATGTTGGTCTAAATGACAAACCCTTGTTCATAGAATCCTCTAAAATAACAAGTTCGCCTTCCATTCCAATCTCCTTGACAATCTCGTGAACCACCTCAACCACATCAACAGAGCTTGATGTTGTGTAGAGGGCCATCCTTTCCAGAGAATCTATAGCCTGATAGAGATATATTGGTGACAATGTGTCCTCAAACAGAGTCATATTGTTCAAAAATTCTTTGAAAAGTTCTGGATTCAGTCCAGAAAATTCCTGAGCCTCAATTTTCAACTCGTGAAGCCTCTCATTCTGTTTAGAAACCTTTGGTGTAAATAGCAAGAGTGTTAGAAAGATTATGAATAGTAGGATTAACAACAGCATTTGGCAATATTGCCTTCTTAATACCCTCGGAGACTTTATTTTTCTTTGGGAACATTAGTTTGACAAGTTGACTGGTAAGTTTGTGTCTCCTTCCAGCAAAGTCTCGGCAGTAACCCTTCTTGCGTTCTTCTACAGTCTCACACTTACAGAAGCACTTTTGGCATATACCCTCATTCTCTTTTACGTGAAACCATATATGGTTCGAGCCGTGTTCACGCCCAATATTCTCACAATACCTTGAGTATGTTGAGACACAATATTCAGTTTCACTCTTTTTGAAAACTTTTGTAATCCTGGCGTCACCCTGACCATCAAGGTTCTGACGGCTGAAGGTTTCCAGTATCGCCAGTAGTTCCGAGTTGTTCACCTCCTTGTTCATAACAGCCTTTGAGAATGGTGACTTTCCTGGGAGGGGTGGGATTTTCACAAAGTCGGTTCGAGGTGTCCGAACCGTCACCATTTTGAGAAGTTCCACAGAGATTGACCCATCAAGCATGTCAGTCTTTCCAGCAAGTTTTAGGGGCCCTATACCCTCCTGCCCCTGGTAGAGCATGACCGGCAGGTACACACCCTCGGTAATCTTTCCAGACTGCTGGCATCCGCCACATCCCTTTCCGCTGCACGCCTCGTGTTTGCTCTTTTTGTGAGACCAAGGTAACCTGAAACCACTCCCCTTTGTCTTTGAGTTCATGTCACCATAGACCGAATTGTCAATAAACTTTGACCAAGGTTTACTTCCATACACCTTTGTCAAGATGTCAACAACGTGATCCCTCAGGTTGATGGCACCCTCCTGATTCACAACAAAATCAGGCCAGTTCATATGAACACCAGACTTGTATAGACCATCACGAAGGCGGGGCTCCTGAACCGAAATCACACACCTTGACCCACCAAACGTTGAAACCTTGTCACAGATAACCTTTGAAATAATCTGAACCTGATCAAGATCAAGCTCTTCGTCATCCTTGTAGTCTATATCAATGAAAAAGTTGTAAAACTCAGTCTTCTGCTCCACGACAAAAATGTGTTCACCCCGTCTCACAGCATCTACATAGGTTTCATAAAAGTTGTCCAATCTATCAAATGGGACTGATAGGGAACCCCCATCCATAAGCACATGTGATAGATTGCCTTTGTTGACAAAGCCATTTGTTTTGCACAATTCCTTAAACATCCCCTTGCTCATTAAACGAGCTAAATCTATAAGCACCCGTATGGGTGAAGGGGTGAGGTCCTGAGTCCTTTGGACTCAATCCAGAAAGCCCCTTCTTCATCTTGACAAGCTCACTGAATATAATCTTTTTCAACTCCTCTGGAGACCTGGACCTGTCAAGTTTGCATATCTCACGAATAACATGATTCTTGCCCTTGTCTAGCGCCTCACCCTCTATGTTCTCCTCCTCCATATACACTCACCTAAGATTAAAACACTTTCTATTTAACGAATTAAGCGCCTGATAAAACTCGCCATTCTGTATCACATTCTTCACGATGATGTCCCACTTCCTCGACCTCGCCTTGTACTCCTCCAACGTATCAAAACTCATCATATCATTCTCATCATACGTTTTACGAATTGGCAATTTGATCTTTTTCCTAATATCCGTCTTGGCCTTTGCGTCGTAAAACCTCCGTACAAGCCTGTTCTGTTCCTGCTGGTTGTATTTACAAAAAAATATAAAAACCTGATAAATCGATACAATATCAATATTGTCAGTAGTATTCTTTTGCCGAACACTAAATGAGAATGTGGTGTATTCACCACATCGTATATTGACAACACCGCGCGTCTCCTCCTCCAACTCTCGAAGGGCACACTTGAGTGGGTTGAGTATCTCATTTTTCCTACACCCTCCGGTAACAAATATCCACTCTCTAAATCTGGTATCCTGAACGGTTAAAAACCTTGGCTTGCCATCGGCAAACGTAACTGGTATGGCTATAGCCTTGTATCTCGTCTCCTTTTTCATCGGGCATTCACCCTTCTACAATTATCAGAGACATTAATCCTCACTTTCCTCCTCGGCGGGTGGAGCAGGTGGAGGACGACGAGTTACGGTTACTTCACGAGCAGGCGCTTGAACAGCCGCCATCTTGTTTACCAAACCAACAGAAACACTTTTACATTCCGAGATTTCCTTCTTCATCTTCTGAGAATCCTGATACATATAAAAGACTGCAGCCAGTGCCAAAACAGCCATAACAATTGTGATAGTCTCGCGGTCAAAAGAAAGCATCCTTTATAGTAGTTGTATCTAAACTTTTAAGTGCCTATTATCGCACCCATTGTTTGACGAGGATGTCTTGATGGGCACCCGTACTGTTCATTTCCAAACTGTACCCCCTGATAGTGAACACTCTCGCACTGGGTCTGATGATTTGCCATGTAGTCATTCTTTTCACAGCAAGGCTTTGAGTCAACGCCGACGGGACCCTCCAAGACATTTTCAAGCACCCTGGACCTTGGGTCGTATGTCAAGACAAAGAGTATAGCCAAGATGACCAGTGCTGTTATAAACATTTACTATAAACCCACAAATTTAGTTGGCGTACATAAGTCCTGCCATACCGTTCTGGATTCTGAGGATGTTGTAGTTCACGCCATAGATGTCATCCGTGATGTTATCAGTCTGGGAAACGAGGCGAGCCGAGTCCAGGCGACTGAAGTTGAGTGTACCAGTTGGCTGAAGCTTAGCAGTGTCCAGACAAAAGGGGTAAATAAACAGAGCCTCACCATTTGCACTTGTGTTTGGAGTATGGTTATAAGATACAACATCTGTAAAGTTTGGCACTGCGTACT